GGATTTTTCACATAAGACCATACTGTCCTTATGCAGTCCCGTATCTGATGCAAGTACAACCACGTGAGTAGGTTGGCTTGTCTTCTTTATTGCGCTGGTGAGTGGAAGAGCAATCACATTGGGGCTGTGCGCGTTTCCCACATTATTCTGGAACACCACGCCTGGACGCCATCCGCACTGCTCGTTTCCGCTACCCTCAAACTTCATCAGGTAAACATCTCCAATCACCGGCGCCGTGTTACTTTGCCGGCTTTCGCTCATTCTTAGGTTCCTCCTATATCGAGTCCATTTCTATCATTGTGGCTCGATTATATCACGGTACCCGCCGGACGTCAACACTCTTTTATCAACTTTTTCTTATCTGCATTTTAAAAAATATCGCACGGATATCGGAGTTGCAGATGCTGAATAGTCGTTGCATATCAAAATAAATCCCTTTTCTTCTGCCGTGCTGCCATATCTTTTAATGGCTTTGATATGAGACAGGCAGAATACATCATCCCCTTTTTTAAACGCAATATAGGGGGATGCGGAAAGACATATTGCGATCTGGTCGAAGTGTACCGAGAACGAGGCTGGCGTAAGCGGATCATCCTTATATGTAAGCAAAAAGTGACGGCAGGATTCTGTTTCGGTTCGCAGACGGCCAAGTGAAATCTCGGAATTCATGTAGCATACCTCCGGAAATTATTGATTTTTGTCGGTTGCTGTGATACACTACAAGCGTTAGGCGGCGTATGTGGAAGTGTGCCGCTTATCCTGTAGCTTTTCAAGCTGCAATACTGGGCTTATTCAGCCTAGTACCATTCGTCTGCGGGTGCTTTTGCGCCCGCGTTTTTTCTTGCACGCTTTACTTTGTTTTTACAATTATTGACACAAACACTGTTTTGTGATAGCATATTCATTGCAAACAGCTGTTTGTGAGACATATACTAACACAGGCGCGAAGCCGTGTCAACACCCTAATAATTCCAGCACAAAGGAGAAAAGCCATGAGTTTTAGCGATAATCTGAAGCGCATCAGAACCGATGCAGGAATGACGCAAAAACTCCTTGCCGATAAGATCGGTGTGACTTCTGTCACCATCGGAAATTGGGAGCGCGGCATAAGACAGCCTTCGTTTGAGCTTTTACCCAAGCTTGCAAGCACTCTTAATACGAGTGTAGACACGCTGCTCGGATACAGCAAGGCTGATAGAAAAAACTTAGCAGAAGAAGAATTTCTCAAGAAATATAGGCAGCTCGACATACACGGGCAAAAGCTTGTCCGTATCGTATGTAACGCAGAGCTAGACCGTATGTCCGCTCAGACGTACAACAAGGCTCATACCAGCAGACATAATAGACACATCCCGTTCTATCTGACTCCTCCAGCAGCCGGTGTAGCTGCGCCAATAGAAGGGGACGAATACGAGATGCTTTTAGTTAGCGACTCTGTACCTGCAGAAGCAGACTACGCCGTTCGTATCTCTGGCGATAGCATGGAGCCGTACATTAAGAGCGGAGAAACCGTGTTTGTAAAAGAAACCACAGAGCTTCGTAGTGGAGACACCGGCATCTTCTGTGTTGATGGCGCGATGTATTGCAAGCAGTATTATGTGGATGAAAGGCGTGACCTACATCTCCTGTCTGCTAACCCACGCAGAAACAATATTCATATCGGGGCGAAGAGCGGATCCTCTGTGCGGTGTTGCGGCAAGGTATTGCTAGATAAGGCAATACCCCTCCTAAAAAACACACATACCAAAGGGGATACCACAAGAGAAAAATAACTAGATTTTTTAGATTAAAGATAAACAAGACTAATAGAAAGAGGGGCAACTATAAGTTACCCCTTGAGGTTGAGAGCCAAATACATGGCTTATTTTTTATTCAATAGGTGGGATTGGAGTCGGGTCTTCTGGGAAAATGATTTTCTTGTCGAACTTCTTAACATATTCCGGAGAAATCCTGACTCCGTCTGCAAAAGACCCTTTCCATATGTATTCCGCTATATGCACATAAATCTCCATTTCAGGATAGCGCCTTCGCATAATATTCAAAATTACATCAACATATTCGAAAAAACCTATTCTCTCCTTTAAACTATTCTTGGAGATTAAAGGTCCTTTATATCCTTGCATGTAAACCCAAGAGTCGATCTTGCCCCTATTAGCAAGCATGATATTATAAGCAATTTCCTTACATTTGCTTGATTTCAAAGAAAATTTTCTGCTGATGCAATAAGGAGCCAACAGATCTTCGAGATGCTCTATCCTTACCAACGCCGGCCTAATTTCCTGCATTATCGCAGCATGATTACGCTCGTCGTCAATGCACTCCTTAAGCTGTTTCTCAAGCTCTTCGGCGACATACCTGCTCTTAAAGTCTTCGAGGCGCTGATCCCTTTCCCGTTTCTCGCGCTTATACTCTGCCTGCTTCAGCTTGTCGTCTCCTACTCTAACGAGCAATATAACAAGCAAAACCAAGCCTATAATAAGGCTCATACGCCACCCTCCTTGCCTCTACGATATCGCTTCATTCAAAGAGTTCTTCGCTTCGTTAATACTATCCAGCGCATCCTCTAGGTTATCCACCGCTCTCTCCATCGCTTCACATCTTTCGCTATTCTGGAGATTTTCCGGCATGTTACTCAGCGCGTACTGCTCATCATCTTTTGCATCTCGGATTAGATCAAGCGCTCTTTCAAGATACGCTGACGCCCGCATGATCGTAGAACGGCGCTGCTTATTCATGTATTACACCGCCTTCCAAAGGCCATTCACAGAAACCTCGATAGTCACAACATCTTCCTTGCTGGAAAGTACATAAATGTGGTCTATCTTCCCAAGCAGATCAAGGAATTTCTCAAGACTTTCCTTGTACAAATCTACACTAGCTACTTCAGCCTGGAAAGTAATCCTCTCGAAGTCAATGATGTTAGCCCACTCAACGGCGCCGCCATTCTGATCTGCGATCCACCTAAGGCAACGATATACATCCAGCGCACGCTCATGCGCCTCCTCATCAAGCTCATACTTTCCTTCATACAACTTGGCGGCATCCTGAATCTCTATCTCTAACCGAGACACAACATCAAATGGTACTACCGTGTTATTTTCCATCATAATATCTCCCTTTCTATTCGTTATAGTTATATTATATCGCAAGCTGCCATATTTTTCAATCTTCTTGACAGCTGTATATCCCTTCTTCTACTGCATCCTGGCACTCAGCATCCACTAACTTATCTACGCTAAACTTGTCATAGGTAATAATTGCTGGGCAATACTGATACCTTCCATTAAGAAAATAAGCATTCCACATATCATCAGTAGCCTCGCCATCTCCGTAAAGATGAAATAGGATACCGGGGAAGCGACTGGACAGGATACACATATCCGTCTCCCATTCATACCATTTATCGTAGGTATACCTACTATAAGCAATTTCACCAGGATCAAAAACTCCCATCCTGTCGATCTCTGCATCGACGGCTTCCATCTTATGCTCCGGGATCTTAGAAAGCTTAGCATGCCCATTCTTAATAACACAAGCAGACGCATTCAGCGTGTATGCAGTAATATATCCCATAATTATACCCCTCTCAGCTTAAATATTGAGTCCTTGATGATGCGCGCCGCATCACGCATTTCATCTGGCGATGTAAACGCCGAGAATGAAATACGGATCGAGCTCCTTGCATCTCTATCTGACAACCCCATTGCAGTCAGCACATGGCTTGGCTTTGCCGAATGCGCCGAACAAGCAGACCCCGCAGAAACATAAACCCCCTCGTTATTCAGCAAAAGCAGCAGCGTTTCTCCATCCACTCCTTCGCAGCAAAGGTTTATCGTCTTAGAATACCAGCTTGGGCAGCCATTAACCCGAACACTTCCCAGCTCAAGCAGCGCGCGCAGTTCATTCAGAAAAATCTTTTGCTTATACTTATTCCTGGTCCACATACCGCTGTTATAAGCATCCTCGGCGGCTTCTCCAATTCCAACAATAGCGGGAACATTTTCTGTTCCAGAACGTAGCGAAAATTCTTGACCGCCTCCGAGCACCGTCGCTGGAGTGAGTACATCTTTATTTCTGGCGTACAAAAATCCTATACCTTTGGGCGCATGAAATTTGTGCCCTGACACCGATAGAAAGTCTATGTTGCTCTCTTCTACGTCAATATCTACGCCCCCATAAGCCTGTACGCAGTCTGTGTGGAAAAACACACCGCGCTTCTTACACTCAGCGCCAATACTGTTAATATCGTACCCATTTCCCGTCTCGTTATTTGCTGTCATAATAGACACGAGCCCAGTGCTTTCCTTGAACGAACTTATAAGCTGGTTAATATCCAGATCACCGGTCTGGTCAGGGGTTAAATAATCCACCTCGAAACCCATGCTCTCCATCGCCTGCATCGCCTTCAAAACCGACGGGTGCTCTACCTTTGATGTAATAATATGGGTTTTCCCAGCTGACTTTAGATGCTCCTCCAAACCCCTGATAGCAAGTGTGTTAGCTTCAGAGCCTCCGGATGTAAAAATGATGCTATCTGGAGAGGCATTGATAGGATTGGCACACTGTTTTCTTGCTTTCTGTATAGCTTTTGCCGCCTTCGCACCCATTGAATGCATACTGCCGGCGTTGCCGTAATGCTCCGTAAAATAAGGGAGCATGGCATTCATTACACGAGAGGACACCTGTGTAGTCGCGGCATTATCTAAGTAGATCATGCGAACCTCCCCTTTCTTCATCGAGCTGCACAGCCAAAGTTAGGCAGCACTGCTTCCAAATATCTGCATCGGTATAGATACCGTCTTTCTTTATCGTAAAATCCACAATCACCTCGTCTACAGGCTCTCCGTCCTTAAAGAACTCCACGAGCATTCGTGGATCTCCCCTATCATCATCAAACCCCAGGCGAACGCGATCATACATGAGCGCCTCTGTCTCCAACTCTCCTACCAGCTTATACATCGTTCTTACTCCTCCTTATTTTGCGCAACCATTACAACACGGCGCATTCCAAATAGCTCCAATTTGCTCAGCAGGCTTGCCGCACAGAATACAGGTGCGAACGGAAAGCTGCTCATACTTGCTGATGATGTCTGTAGTCGTTGTTTCGACGCACGCTCCCTCGAAAAAGAAGTCATACCAGCGGAGCTTGCCAAATTTTTCTTTGATTTGGAACACTCGATATCTGTCAAGACAGCCCGACTTGACAAGCCTATCGCGTATCTCCTCACACATTTTCTCTCCAAACGCCACTCGCCACCCATGTGGCATGTCATCCAACACGGTATATGAATAGTCAAACCCTTCCAAAACCCTGCCTGTGTACCGGTCAAATGGCAGCAGGAACGGATATCGTGCCACAAGCCTCTTGTTTTCTTCTATGGTGTTCATGGATTTTCCTCCTAAATGCACAAGCCTCCGGCAACTAAAACACTTTTTGTACGCGGGAACCGACCTTCAATCCAGACTTAAAAACGATCCAGACTCATAGGGGTTCTGATACTCCCACTCCCAATAATCTCTGGTCTTATATCCTGTGCGAAATCGGTTAATACCATCCTTGCATGCAAAGAATAAATATTCATGCGGGAGTGTTCGTCCCACATATATGAACCCGAGCTTTTCCAGCTGCCAGCGTATCATCACGTCTACCGTCAATGCATACAACTCTTCAGTCACAGGATTGTCCTTATCATATCCGTGGAACTGGCTATAAACCACTATCTCCTCAATAGTGTCTGGGTAATCTTTGTGATCCAGTCGGTTCAGAATGCACCAAACCACGGCTGCCTTTTGCTCCACAGGGATCCTATCGCTACGGCATTCGCCATACAGCGTTTTTGCTATGCGCACAGCATCCTCTTCGTTGATCGCCACCCCGAATTCAGTGAATGCAAACGCAGGCGCGGTCATAGTTGTAACAATAAGGACAACCAATATAAATAAAATAAGCTTCTTCATATTACCTCCTAGTGTTCATCCAAAGTTTGTTTTAATTTTTATCAGCCACAACAGACCACATAAAGATCGTGGTCTATGATCTTTTCAATTTCTTCTCTGGTCATATCCGCAATTTTCTGTACAGCCATTACGATGCGGTCTACAACCTCTTGCTCACTCTTAGGCTCATTGGGCACATGATGCCATGGCATTGAAGGCGGATAGTAAAAATAAGAATTACCCTCTCCATCGCTCCCATACGTTAGGGTATCCGTGTCGTCGCAAACCCACAGCACATCTGCCAGGTGTTCAAATCTATTGCCGTAAAAATACTCTTCCATATCAAAATTAGAGTAGTCGCCCGTGTCGATCATCTCTTTTAGTTCATCCTCGTTGAAGTAATCATAAAAAATCTCAACCAGTTTCTTCCTATTTAAATAGGGTGCGATAACTTCCGAATTGATACCAATCCCATTTATCACCCAATAGCACAGACTCATCTGAAAACCTCCTCAGTGTTCATTGAAAATCACCTGCTCGCCTTTTTGCAGCGACCAGCAGCCCTCTCCGACAGTAGCGCATTCCGAGCAGTTCCCCGCACATTCCATAGCTCCATGTCTTGCGGTGGTAAACCCATCACGATACCTCACATGGGCTTCTGGTAATGAAAAAGGATTGACCATTTCTAAGCCAATCCATGCGCTAAATATGATATGAAGATTTTGCGGCAAATCTCCGTGTGTAGCTATGTATTCGTTTACAATCTCAAACTTCTTGGTGAAGCAAAGAATTTCGCAGTGCTGCTGACGCACAGCCACCTCCACCATTTTGTCGAAATAATTTTTATCCGGGATATCCCCTGATACATGAAAGCGGAAGTATCGCGACAGCATAATCGCCGCTTCGACCTCCCGCCAGTACACCTCTGGTGTCTCGTTTAACACTGTTAAATTATTCTGATACGCCCGAGCCACCGTCTTTCTGATGCGCTCCAGCTTTCTCGCATAGCATTTATTATGACAGCTACACGGCCTGCATGTAATCACCGCCGGAAGCGATACACTTTGTATCCCTCCCATCTTGGTATTACCCTTGCTTATGCTCACTACTCCCAATCTCTTCACCTCGCTCATCATCAAGATGGAAATACCTCTTGAAGCACTCCATCATCTCGTCGTCTTCTATAAAAAATGGGTGATGTAGATTATTTCCTCTGTATACATTTTCAACCAGCTGCCCAAACCTCCAGTCAGGACACTGACTCTCCCAGATCTCAGCGAGCTGGCCGCAGAACTTTCGAATACGCTTCGTATCTCTCATGACAGCTCTCCTTACCCAAACCAGTAATTACCACATGGGGTACTGTCGGTAATCTCGCTGATTGGAAGATAAACTCCCGGCTCTCCCTCGAAGTAGGCTTCACAGGCCTCCAAAGCCTCTGCCTTTGTCACGTTGCTGAGATAATTAACCCTCTCGTTTACATATTCATAAAAAGTATCGTCCTTCACCATTTGTCTGGCGTCATTGATATCAATGAAAAAGAACGTCCATTCCGCAATTCTATGGTCTGTCTCAGACCCATCTGCATCGTTAAAATAAATATTCCCTGACAGGTGTATAAACTTCGCGCCATCCACGTCTGTCTCTATGGAGTAGAAATACCTGTCAAGGTTGTTGGCGTTCGCTGTTTGCATGACTTCCTCCTAACTACACAGCCAGTCGCTGTGTACCCAGTACACCAGGCTGTCTTCGCTTTCAAACTCGAACCTTTCGATCTCAGCGTCAAGGCTGTAATAATCGCCGTCAAGAGGGATCAGGTCGTCCCCATCCCACCGGCAATACCCCACAAGAATACCGTCTTCAATCTCGCCATAAGGGTCGTTGGTTCTTTCCATGATTTTTTCGACAGGTTTACCAACTGTGAGTATATCCCGTAGCTTCATGGTTAATCCACCTCAATATTGATTGCATTTTCAGTCCACATATGACATTGTGTATAACTATCTGTAGACGTATCGCCGTAAAGATATGCGCCTACCGTATTATTATCAAGATTCACGCTTGCCGCTACAAGATCGATCTCAACCCCATCTTCTCTCTGGAGGTAAACGAAAACCTCTGGATAATCAGGGTCGGCACCAACGCAAGCCGTTAAAATACCAAGCGGCGTGTCTATACTAATCTTTTCCACTGCCTAAATACCCCCGTTCTCACACCCCTGCCACTCGGCATAGCAGGCTGGTGACATGCCTTCATATTGGCTGCCGTTGTGGTCAATCGCCCACTTGACAAGATACCTTAAGTAGCGCTCCCAACGTACATCCTCGTCTACAATAGCCCAATCCCACAGATAGATGCCGCTCTCATGCAGCCAACCAAACTCCCGCTCCAGAACCTCGCCGGGAGGCGCATCGTTATAGCCATTAGTTTCGCTATAGCTTGAAACCATGTCTTCGTCAAGCCCAATAACACTAACAAACTCTCTGTACGCCATACCACATCTCTCCTTATCCAATAAAATATCGGCGCAGCCCACTCTCGCTCTTGCTTGTTCCTCGCGTCGTCCATGCAGCACCACAATCATCACAGCTATAAATTCGCTCAACAAGCCCTGATCCTGACTTGTCATTTCCAATCACACACACGCATAGAAGCGGAGTGCCACACTCTGGGCATGCGTGGTCGCCTTCGTCCGGCCACTCTCCCATGAGCCAGGTGTACATTTCTTGAGCCGTGGGTTCAGAAGAATCCCACTGGATATCTGCCAGAAACCCAGCCATCTCATCCATAGTAAACCGGCGTATTCTCTCATATCGTGTCATGTGAAAATTTCCTTTCTTTGTAGCTATCAGCACCAGTTTGTCGGGCACTCATACTTGACGAGACCTTTGTTCTCCTCAAAATCTCCGAGTTCCCTGATCGCTCTGGCGAATTCCTTAGTGGCAGCAGCGCTCTTCCCTATGCTTGTTTTTCGGCCTGCCTTATCGGCAATGATGGATAAACGCTCCCACTCCTTATAGTCATCGTATGTGATTCCGTAATGCGTTGCTTCGTGCGCCTCGCACTGCTTTTCTGTGAAAAAATCCTTATCGCAGTGCTCACACGAATATACAATAAGGGACTGTAATTTCATGTTTTACTCCATTTTTACCCCGTTCAGTCCTGTTTTTGCTATAAAAAACTACGCTTTTATAAGTTGTTCTAAATTTTTAACGCATCTCTTGCTTCTTTAACACCCTCTATCTGTGCAATAGTTACAAGGTGTTCCAAATCTTGCTTAAGACATCGCAAGAAATTCCAATCGGCATCAGTTGTGCTTTGTATCCAATCAAGGATATCCTTTATTTTTTCTTTAGAAGTCATAGTCATGGAATTAAGAGGTGTTTTATCAGCCTTTCTGCAACAAGATTTTGGGAAATTTCACGAATCATATCTACTTCGGGTTCGCCGCGTTCTACAGCGCCATTATTTACACGGAACGTAGCAGAACATGCCAAAGACTCCCAATCGGATCCAGAATGTAAAACCAATTCGAGGCTCTGGTATTTTTCTGCGATATAAGTTAACGCCTTTTCAATGTCATCATTGTCATAATCTCGCTCTGCCAAATTTCCCACAGCGTCGATTATTCCATATTCATCGACCCATTTATTTAGCCCGCAAAGAGAATTACCCATTGAAAGGCACGCCGCCGGAGACTCCCATCTGATATCTCCACTAAGCTCTCTACAAAGCTCGCACGCCTCAGCTTTGTTCATACGGCCTTTCATGTCAACTGTTCTCCAATTACCCATTGTCGTTTCTCCTTTATCTTTAATCGGCCAAATTGATCATTATTAAATTAACCTTTAATCATCCTGCATTAGCATCATCATTACTTACAAACCTTACTGACAGCCGATAGCCCAACTTCCTGGCGTACTTCCAAAGCGTTGTGATAGTAGGATTGTAGTCTCCGCTTTCCAATTTGGAGATCATCTGAACAGTACAGCCATAAAGACTCGCGGCCTCTTTCTGAGTAAGCCCAGCGGACTCCCTCATTTCACGAAGCTTGATTGCAATATCAACAATGGAGTCGTTAAGTTCCAGATCTTCTTTTGTGACCCCTTCCATATAATCCTCAAGCCCTTCAAAAATAGGTGTAATATGATTATATTTCATCAAGCATTTCATCGAGTCTGTATGCCATTTCTTCAAATAATGGGCCCGGTTCATATCCCATCTCACACGCTAAAGCAAGAATGGCTTTTTTGTTCAAATCATCTTCGCGGTTTTCCTCATCCATTTCTGTTGAAAAGAACTGGAGCGTTCCGTTAATATAAATATCGGTGTCTATAACTTCCACGATAAACTTACTCATCTGATACCTCCCAGCATTTCTTCTAGCACTTCAATATATTCTTCGCAGTCGACAATAGCGTGTCTATCTCCCCATGCGCTAAAATTACTAATCGATCCCATAGTCTCTTCGATTTCTCTCCGAATTTCATCAGCAGTAAGTTCTTCGATGGCCATTTTGTTATTGTCTTCCAACAAATTATCAAGCCAAGTTTTAATCGTGTCGTTATCGATATCTGGAAGCGACTCCCATCTAATTTCTTGTATTGTCTTTGTCACTTTTGTCTCCTTTCACAAAGCCTCTCTTAATTATTTCCCAAATTTACGAGCAATTGCTTTATCAATCATCCGCTCAAAATACTCAACATTCTCTTTGTCCGCAGCTGCTAACTCAGACATTTTTGGTTTCATTGCTATAATGGCTTTTTGCTCCATAATTTTTTCTGCAACACTCTCTATAACCCCGTTTATAATTTCGCCCTTGTGTGATCTAATAATATTATCCACCATAGCTCGAACAGAGGAGTAATAATCTGAACTTGTCTCCCGGTCGATAAACCAATCAACGAGTGCTGCGACCATTTCACTTGTAATGAATTCTTTAAACTCAACGCCACCTTCTTGTGAAAAGGCATCGTCGTCTATGTCAAAATAAAACCTCATTAAATCAATCTCACATGAAAAGTAACACGGACTCAAAGGCATCAGGATCGATATCAAATTCTTCTTCATCTTCTACAAATTCGAGCCAGTCTTCGTGCCATTTACATCCCTTATAGTAAATATACCCAGAAATTATTTCATCAACGACAAATTCGTTTCCGCAAAGTTTTTTCATTGATTCCACAAACATTGGGTCTTGGTACCTGTATGCTTCTCTAAACTCGCGAATACGAACCTTATCTCCAACTCTAAATTTCATTTTTAACTCTACCTCATGCTTTATTAAACACGCCACAGATTCTCGGGCTCTAATAAATAATCACAATTAGACACCACACAATCAATAACAAAGTCTACAAACTTGTCATCGTCGCAAGAGTCAAGCATTCTGATTAAACTTCTCGCCCCAGCAGCGATACACTGTTTTTCTTTTATGTCCATAACATTACCTCCTCTAACGCTATTAGTTACCTTATCCACACCGGCAAACCACTTCAGAACTGGAACCTCCGTAATAATTGGCTTTGGCATCATAGCAAGCATCACTCCTCATTGGCTATAACCGCCGTTCACTGCGCGGGCTAACGCATAGCACGCCGAAATCAGGCAATCAATAGCTCGGTATGTTTTCCCAGAAAACTAAGTTGTGTATTTTTATACCACATCAAATGTTCGATTGCCCTGGTGATTGTCATCTGACTTTGGTTGTTCATACTTATAAACCCACCTCTCTTGTGATAATTTATGCGGTGTGCTACTACGCCAAAGGAACTCTTACCGCCCATTGGGTTAGGCACACACAGGATTGATAATGGGCGCTCATGCTTATTGCTCTCTGTGTGTAGGGCTCTGCCAACCCTAATTGCCCACTCCACCACATCCGTTTAGCGATGCGACTTCGCTTAAGATGATACTGGCGGAGCGATACGCTCGCGTCTAGGTTCTCTCTAGCTTAACTGCGTACATCCCGGCGTTCCACTCCTTAGATGATGGCTGCTTCTAAGCCAACATTCCGCCTAAATCCTCACTTCATATATATGCCGCCAGATATATCCAGCTCTCCGACCGTCTTGATTCCGAACAGCCTAAGAAATTTTTCGCCTTCCCACCAATCATATAGGAACTCAATATCAAAAAGCCCTTGCGGAATAGCGATCTCCTTGCGAAGCTCGTAATCATTTCCGTTGCGAGAGACGCCGAGAGAAACAATAACGGTATCGGGAATGTTGTGCTCCCAATACCGCTGAATATATTCCCCTATTGCGTTGTAGCCAGTCTGGCCTTCTTTTAATTCGATGTCAACCATAGACACCTCTCACTTTCTAAGCTCCCACAGATAATCAACAAAATGATCCCAATTCAGCATGATTTGATCAAAAACATCGATCTTAATCGTATTGCCTTTGCCTGCCCAAGGACCAACTGTGATCTCCCATTCGGACTTGCTCCAATAGTAGTACATCAAAGAAGACCTCACCTGTTTGGCAAGATCCTCCTTATCCTTGCATTTTTCTAAAACGCAGATTACATCCCTTCTAAATCCGCTATGGTTGAACACATTGTGGGCGCGGATTTCACCTGAGTTAATGTCGTGGTAATAGACATTCCACTTCATGCTGCTCACCATCTGTTGCGCTACAGATTTTCTATACCAACCGTGACCTCGTCGCCGTTTGAGACACACCCAACTAAGAGGTTGGCGTGTTCTCCACTAACACGCTTCTTTAGAAGACGAACAATGGAACGCGCTGCCGCTAAAATACGCTGTTTTCTCATAATTACACCCCTATAATCGTGTTGTTAATAATTTGTCTGAATTCCTCATCAGTTATTTTAAACTCATCGCTTTCAAAACGGTCTCGGAGTATTCGGTTCAACTCAGTACAGAAATTTTCCAGACGTCTCGCTATATCTACGCGAATATCAACACTGCGGTCGTAAGATATGTCGCTATATGTGGGAGTTAACTTCGGTGGCACGCCTATTCTTTCCCACTCCGCATATCTGGTGCCGGTGATGGTAGCGGTGTCGAACTTATCCGCTCCAGATGTAACATAGTTGAACATATCTACTGTCATCAATACCACTCCCAGTAAAATAATGCAGACTCCTCAGTTGGGTCGTCTGGCCACACTCTCTCCGCAGGGAAAGCCCTGTTGAAGCTCGTGAGCAACTCGCCTGTCAGGAGGTAAAACCCGGTATTCTCCACCTCATAACCTATATTGTCATGGAACCAATCTTGGATTTCATATTCCTTGCGCCAATACTTCACCCTGTCACGGTCACACACGAAAAGATCCTCTGTACGATCCGTAATATATTTGCTGCGAATATCGCCATTCGGTATCCGTATCGTTCGTTTGCCATCTGTAAATCCGGTCACACTACCAGAGGCCGACGAGATATAAGGTTCATCAGATAACCCATAGTCTTTCTGGATCTTTTTCAGATTGATATACTGCGTTTTCACCTTAACGGGCTGCATGTATGGCGCAAGCTGACGGTACATAGCCTCCTCCAGCTCTTCCTTGCTCAAAATTACACCATCAAGCTCGCGTCTGTCATAAATGACGCCGCTATCTTTGTGCGATCTGGTGATTCTTACGATTTCCATATCCAATCCCATAAGCAAACCTCCTTTCGTTGCAGAAAAAAGACCCGAACTGGCCATGTTGGAGTCTCTCATGTCGGTTCGGGTCTGCGTCAAAATATATTCTGTTTTATTGAGCTCGGCTGTCTTGTTCAAGACGAAAGTGTTCTGTGACTTTTCGATCCATTTGCGCCAACAAAAGCGTTGGACGCTAATATTATTTTTCATCAATATCAGGCGGCGGGCAACTCCCCGCCATTATTAACGAAGCGATGTATGTAAGGAGGAGGTATCGAGTTATCAAAATATCGAGCTACGCTGTTTACCGTATGGCGCATCACGCAAAGCTCTCGTTGTGTGTATGGCGCTTCTTCTATAGAGTTCCGATTACAGGCGGAACGGCCTGTTTTCAAAGCGACACTCATAAAGCAAGCGTCTTTCATATAAGACAGCGCAAATTCGGACGGATTGCAAACCGTATTTGCCTGTCTATGGGTGAAACACCCGGGGTCCGCAGCATTACACTTCATCTGCGGCTGAAGCGATCGATACATCCCAGTCCACTTTCGCCCTGAACAAGACAGCCGAAGCTGCCGTAATTATTCCTTCGGTGAAATCAATGGAGCAAAGAACTGGTCCATAGCATCCTCAAAGGTATCATTCACATTGTAACGAGGCTCATAATTTACCTCAAGCTCTACCATAACTTTGTCAATGGCAGCAGAAATCTCATCTGATCGCTGAATCAGATTCCTGCTAAGAGCCTTGACCTTGTTGCGGTCGAAGTCTATGGTAGTGACTTCTTTTACATCATAGACATACTGAACCTGATTGCCCTCGGCATTAAACTTAAACGCAGAGGCGCGCTTTATGGACTCTGAGGGCTTCATACCACTCAGTCGTGAGAGAGTAGAAACCACATTCTGACGCATTCGGTTATTGGCAACCTCCGCGTCAATGTCAATACGGCAACCTTTCTTGGCAGCGCTGATTGCACCGGAAAGCTTTTCCTTCTCGTCGATCAGATGCTGAAGGAAATCTACCATCTGGTTGGCGGTATATGCCAACTCCCTATCGGTAGACAGGTCAAAGGTTTCATTCTCTGCTTCAGGATTTGCCTTCTTGCGCAGATGTTCCTGAGTTGTCTTTGTTGTGTATTTGGGCGTGATCAAATATCCTGTAACTGATGCGATCAGCCCGTTAAGATAATTCTGGTAGCGAAAAGCTTCCTTTAAATACATTCCCTTTATTCCTTCCTAAAAGTTGATACAGTCTCGTAGAATGCGCTGAAACAGAAGCTTATCTGATTCCGCAACAGAACTCCACTCCTGCCAGTCATAACTATTGGTTACATCTCCGCGTATGTCGTATACAAAACCATCGATACGGCATCCGAAATGATTTTCTACCTGGTCATACATTATGTCTACATCCTCTCTCCAGGCATCATGGTCGTAGAACCTCTCATAAAGAATATAAGCGAACCAGTAGCAGCAACCGTTGGTAAACGTGTCTATCACGCCCTTGTTTTTCCAACCCTGTGTAAAGCGACGGATAAACTTAAAAACTTCATATCGTCTATTCATTAGCAATGATAGTCGACGATGCCGCCAATATAGTATACGTCGCCCGGCTTAACTACGCGCATAAAGTTGTCCAGCGTATCCAGTTCGCCATAGCCGTTGTTAGATTCGCTGTAAACATAGAACCCAACCTTATTGTTAAACGCACGTTTCAGACTATAAAGGTTCGACCAAATCTTGTGCCCAGAAATAAATGCATCAAGTGTGCAACCCGAAAGCTCCTTGGCAGCATTAACAAAGTCCTCGTACTTACCTTCGAAATACTTTCGCGTATCTGAAAAGATAATCTTATTCCCTTCGCGAGAGCAGCAACCTCCAATGGCACCGGCCATTAGCCACTCAATATCATTATCGCGGTCTACGTCGTCGCTTACATAATCCGCGATCTCATCAGTAAACCAGTCTGGAATAGTGTCGCTGCTGATATACTCTTCTTCTGGGAGACATTCCTTTTCAAGCTGAAAAATTCTGCTATGCAATTTAACTCCTCCTTTGTCTTAGGGATTATATAAAGAATTATAATCCGTTACTCAGTATTTCGCGTTGAACTACTGATGTAATGCTAAAGAATCACGCGAGGCAGTTTTAGTTCTATGGATCTTTGATCCCTCTGAACTAAAACGTCCCGAGCGTGAAAACTGACAAACCTTTACTTCGATTGACAATACGAAGCGACTGCTTTATGTATTCGGAACGGGGGTACGATATCTCAACAACGCAAATCCACCGCCGACGGTGTATTCCGCCAAATGCGCGCAAGACCATAAGAAAGCAGACCATATGCATTATAAATTCTTTATATTCCTATAATTTATTCTTGGAATGTATACATTACCTCAGCTATATCACGAGGTTTCAAGGCAGTAACGTAGATCTTGTCAAACGCCCAAGAGCCAACTGAGTTACAAGCATCCTCTCCACGGTAGTCACCGCAGCCACGCCCGTTGCCCACGGCAGTAAGCAGCGGGAGAGGATTAACGCACCATCCGTCTTTTGCGTTTTTCGCTACATACTTTTCCATATCGATGTAGCTGTTGCGAGTTAGGTTAACAATGTAGCAGTCCGCGTGCCTTTCGTCGAGCATATATGATCCGAACGAGTAGTCGATCATATTGATTTTTTCATCACCCCAGGCGTATTTGTAAAACTTCATGAACTCATCGCGGTCATTAACATACCCGTCTGCAAAGCAATATTCCTGACTTTCAAGCCCGTCGGCATAATCGCCAATCCATGCTATTCGCGTCGGGGTATTGTCAACGTGTTTCAGAACTGCGTTGACAAAATCATTCCCAATCCAGGAATGCTCCATGAGTTTGAGCCCGTTGTTGAAATAATGTGGGTGCGCAATCTTCACTCCGTCATCGGAAATTAAAACCGCCTTGTAATACTGTCCCATTGAAACCCATCCTTCCTTTGCTTATATAATGGAGCTGGCGACAGGAGTCGAACCCGCGACCATCGGAGTACAAAACCGATGCTCTACCAACTGAGCTACGCCAGCAAATTGGAGCTGAGATCCGGAGTTGAACCGGAGGCCTGCGCAGTACGAATGCGCCGCTCTACCATCTGAGCTATCTCAGCATATGCCTGCTTTCGCAGGCGTTTATTCATCCAGTAAATCTTTTGAGACTGTAATCGTATCAATGGCATCCAGTTTATAGCCATCAATCCGGGAGACCACTCCTCTAATAGCATCCTGGGTCTCAGGATCGAGGTCATCGTATTTAATCGTAATCGCCTGAATCGAACGATTCTTCTCTCGCCTTACATCCTCAACCAACATCAAAATGATGTATAGAATTACCAGCAACCAGCAGCAGAAATAATTAACTGCCGAGATGCTTTCAGGGTGTATCATATATATCACGCCAATCACTAACCACAGTATCAGCGTTATAACCTCCAAGGTCATTTTTACTTTATTTTTCATTTTTTACTCCCAATAAAATAGATATTTGATGGATTGAACAGGTTGCATGGTACATCACACTATCATCTTCACACCACAGCTGGGACAGTAGTTCCCAGAGACGACGTGTTCATCGCTTCCGGTGAGAAAGCTGCCGCAAGCATTACAACCACAACCGTTTGGGCATGCATCTAACAAGCCGTCGCTTCGCCACGACACGCACCTTTCTCCTGTGTTCCAATCCACCCACTCGCCTCTTCTCCGCACCGGCTCAACGTCCAACGTGGAGGCATTACTTAAAAACGATATACAACCTTCAATGCCCATTTTTATCCCACACGACATGGTGTTGTGTTTGATATTAACATGAGGTGCACGGGAATACCTTATAAGCACTTCTGTCAGCGCGTCAGCATCTATCGGTCTCATTTGCCCTCCTGTTCCAATCATCGATTGCTTCTTTTTTAGTATGTTTAACACTCAGTCCAAAATGGCAATCATAGCAGTGCACAGCATAGTCATGTCTTTTTGCAACATACCAAAACCCATGCCATACACTAACATTATTGCCCCCGCAAAACGGGCACGGTTTAATCTCTGCCATCACTCATCACCCAAATACAACGTATGTTAAACCGATGAGTCCAACCCATATGACAATCCCCATTATCACACCTGCAACAACAGTTAAGATACGCTTTATCACTCAGCACCTTCTTTCAGTTCACCGTCAGCGCAGAACCAGTCGTTCGGCATAGCTTAGCCCCCATATCTGACAGCCTCTTCGCGTGTGACAAAGTGATGTATGCCTGTTGAGCACTCATTCCAACGATCCTCGTCGAAATTATCAACGCATACCGTTTCGCCCACCCTATAAATAAAGTTGTGACCATAATCACTTTTCACCGAATCAAATGTCTTGCTTCCGTCTAAGCTCGTAATGCTTACCACAACAGCCTTGCTCGCTCGACATTTTCTACTTGTAGCGGATGAGCGTTTTGCGTCCTCCGGTATAAGCAGTTCTACAATTTTACAGTCTGCTTTTTTGTAAGCTGTATATGCGCCTTTTTCAGGGCACTGTAATGGATAAAACACAGTACGCATGTTCCACTCAATATCGTTAATGCCTTTGGCACCGCACAGGTCGGCACCGCACAGGTCGGCACCGCGCAGGTTGGCACCGCACAGGCTGGCACCGCACAGGTTGGCACCGCACAGGTTGGCATAGCACAGGTTGGCATAGCTCAGGTCGGCACCGCGCAGGTTGGCACCGCACAGGTCGGCACCGCACAGGTTGGCACCGCGCAGGTTGGCGCATTCGCCATCTTTTTCGTCAAGTATCCATTTTGTATGCTTACTAAGAATCTCTTTAATTTCCTCTTTCGTCATTGTATACCTCCGGCAACCGCTACAATATATCCATATCGAAATCCGTTATGTCGTAATAGTCGCATCAACATTTAGCCGTACACTCGGGCCTAGACCGAAGTCTGCCCGCAACCTCACCTCATCCTCGCCTTCGACTAAATGCTACACCGATGCTTTATAGAAAATTTTCACAGGAAGGGATTCTTTCTTGTAGTAGGTGCATACTACAAGCATTATTAGTAATGATGGCTGCAGCCATCTGGCGCCCCGGGTAGGATTTTCACCTACTGCAGGACATGAAAACGAGCGCCTTTGACCAACCCTGCTGCAACAGGGTAGCGCTCATGAGGTAGAAAGAGGTAGATACGTCAAAAATTAGCCCTTTCGGGCTGGCAGCGGTAGCTGGATTCGAACCAGCGAATGCAGGAGTCAAAGTCCTGTGCCTTACCGCTTGGCTATACCGCTATATAAAACCCTCGTTTTATTACTTACAATGTAGGCGCGCTGCATCTATGCCTGTAAAGAGCGCAAACAAGGGCTTAACTGACATGCTCTAAATCAAAAATTCTTGAAACCGCTTAGTAAATGAGTGCGTAAACATGCCTCTTAGGCTAAATACTGCTCCCCAAAGGGATCACTTTCTGATAAAGAGCTGTGTGCTTCTCATCTATGCCTCTATCAATGTGGTAATGCCCGAAATACCAGTGTTCGAATTTGCAATTTTCCTCAACAAGTTGCAAAAAACTGGTCAATTGATCGGTCTGAAACCAATCCGCGATCTTTCTCTGTATCCTGTTTGGCGCGCAATGCGTCACGATATAGTCAACGCACCAGTCATGCTTCTCCAATATGGCTATCGCGTGATCAAACTCAGCTGCGCTTGGGATTTCCTCTTCCCACCACGACACGTCTTTCTTCCTATATTGTTTGTCGTGGGAAGCCGCGCCGCCCATACAGAACACCTTAGCTCCGCCGATGTCAAACACTTCACCACGCATCATGTGGAATAGCCTTGGTGCGATACGATGTACGCTACCTCCGAATTGCTCTCCGACCGGGAACTCCGCCAGCAGCTTGTGGTTTTCATGATTCCCGTCTACAAACAGCGTGGTATAGGGCTTTTTGCTATGCCATTTTCTCCAATAAATATCCTCTCCAGATCCATCCCACACGCATCCGAAGTCTCCGCAGATTATTACTGCGTTGTGTTTCGTCATCTCCTTTTGCTGCGGGAAGTTTTTGGTATTCAGTTTATTGACATCAATTGACCTATGGGTGTCACCGGTAACGTAAATCATGCCTGTTTTTCTCCTTGTTCATCTGTAATCTACAGTATAGTAGGCGTGCGATCGTCCCCTGGGAGAGGAGGCGATAACACCTGCTGAGATGTCCAGAGCCGACTACTTCTCAGTGGATTTCTGTAACTCTCTTGAGGGTAGACGGTGATCTTGGTGCCCTTGGTTGGTGTACTGGGTGTGATTAACGGGGTTTAAGCTCGAAGCGGACGCTTTTGGCGCCGGCGTTGCGCCTTCAGGCGCCATCTCCCGTGCGTCTTCACCATTCGTTACTCTGATTTACAATACAGAGTGCCGATTCCTAAGAAACGACTATGCATTACAGATGATTTTTTTTTATTTATCTCCAGTGGACCAAGTATACGCCTGGGTCATCGGAGTACACGTCCTCCGCCAACTTGAAACCCATCGCCTCATACTGCCACCATATCTCATCCCATTTGATATACTCTGATACCTCATCTCTGGTGATGAAAGCCAATGTTTCCTTGTTAATTTTCGAATCAAATGGGACGCCAAGCTCTTCGACGATGTATCGTGCGGCCACTTCCTCGTCTCCCATTGTGATATTGGAAATATCTTCGAACATGAAGTCCTTGTCCTTAATACGGCGGATGAACTCATCGTCATGTAAGCTGCCATCCACGGTCTCCATGAGCAACACAAGCAGCTCTGCGGTCATATCGGGATTTTCGCTGTTGATATCGTCGATAACCTCGTTCAGCTTCCAGACATCCATCGTCTGGATCCCAGGGATTGACGGCATACTGTCAACAATGACATATTCGTTCTGGCGATCCAATACGGTTCGGATGTCAGACGGAATTGAAATTGCGCTTTCTGAATAATCGCCATTCCAATCCTGCAATTCAATGCTGATCTCTATCATTTTTGTCATCCTTTCTTAAAATTTCTTTCATTTCTTTGTAATCTACAAAAGTATTCCTGATCTTAACTTGCTAAATAAACCAGGGTTAATGAGTTGTTAGATTTGTTTAGGCGTATTGTGGTTGGTGGGTGTCGGGACGATAACTGAAGAATTCCTTGAGGTGCCGGGGGTGCGTTGGTGGTTTTGGTGTCGCCGCGAGGCTCACTTCTTCGTTGTTTCTCAACACCAGCGACTCCGGACCCTCCTAAGCTGCAGGTCGTTCTCCAGCCCGCCTTTCTCTTACCCAACCATTCGTTACTCTGATTTACAATACAGAGTGCCGATTTAGAAAACGGCTATGCATTACAAAGAAATTTGATTTAGAAAACTGATCGTTTGTACTGTTCGTGCGTAATCTGACCATCCCTACAGAGGGCGTCAAGCCAGAACGACCACTCAAGTTGAACCTTGCAGTAGTCGTCCTTGCGAGCCTTCATATAGGCGTCTCTATCGCCGCCGAACACTTCGTTAACAAACCTCTGTTTTATGTTCTCTTTTTTGTTTTTAACCATCGGCTGCAATCCCTCCTCTGAGGTCTTCCTTTATGCTCTTCATGACGTTGGTGTGGAACTTCTCGTTGTTGTACGAGATCACACTGTCCACATAATTTTTCTCTACCATGCTATAGTAGTTGATTAAGCCATTTAGGACAGATATGTCATGTTTCTCCCAGGGGATATTATTTTGCCTATCTAAGATATAGTTGCAAATCATAGCCCGTAAGCGCTGCTTATTTTTATGACCGATGGTGATCTCGTTGTCCTTGTTGAGCATGACACCAAGGTTCCAGTTGCTTCCGGCGCGGGAGCCGTAACGGGTCTTCTCGTCTTTGATTTTGAACGGAGCCTTGAACTCTGCCAGCGTGGCGTTCACAAATTCGATGATCTCGCGGTAGTCAAAACCCTTGCGGCTGGAAAACAGGCAGTCATCAGCATATCTGGTATACACATAACGATTGCCCTTGTAATCTCTGAGGCAATTGCTGATACGGTGGTCTACAGGAATCATCATCAGATTGGTAAGCATGGGGGATATGGGCGTTCCCTGAGGAAGCCCGCCATTCAGGAAGCACAGGTCTAATGCCTTTTCCAAGGCATTGCGACCACGTTGCAATGCTACGATTTCACTAAAAGGGAAAATCATGGAAAGCATATTCATCAGAAACTCGGGTGTGGTGCTGCCGAAAAAATCGGAAAAGTCTGTCTTGAGAAACCAGTGGCTTTCATTTCTCTGATGACGCTTTACCGAATCAATGGTAGACCTTCCGTGGACATAGGCAAAGGCGCTGGTATGATACAGGGCAAACATCTGAGTCTCAAGAATCGTCTTGAGATTTCTAAGAGCGGTCATCAGCGGAGGCTGCGGGGCGTTTATCTCACGCAGGCCGCCGGATTTCTTGGGGATATAGAATTTATCATATAGATCGCTACGCTTTACCTCGTAGAGCTTTGCGTTCTGCTTGCAAAACTCTTCCAGCGTTACGATCATTGCCTCAATATCAAAACGCTTCATAAACCTGGGATCCAGATTTTTGGCAAAGTGCGTTTTCGTGTTGGTTGCGTTTGTGGTAATCATATTAGAAAGATTTACACTCCCAGAAAGGATTTCTTCGAGTGTAATCTGGTGATATGCAGGTGATTGCATGATCGTAATATAAGGCATTGCTTTACCTCCTTCTTTCACAACTGATATCTGTAATCTACATATATATCCTTCGAGATGCCGGGCCGGCGGAGGCGCCTGAGCGGCTCATGCTATTCAGTATTGGCTGCCTGTTTTGGAACATTCTCGTGGTTGGTTTGGCGTTGGTGGTGTAGGGTTTCGAGGCTCTCTGCTAAAATTTCTTGTTGATAGACCCGGGGTTCTTGTGTTGATGCCTGGTTATCAGATCTGCTCGCTTCAGTTCCTCCTGCCTTCGTTCTTCTCCACCATTCGTAACTTTGATTTACAATACAAAGCACTTCCTATTTGGGAAGTAATGCATTACAGATATTTTTTTACATTTTTAATATTGCGAGGAAATCTTCGCTACTGATTTCAATGGCCTCCTCTGCGAAACGGAGAACCTCATAGTAGCCATCTACATCCGGCTCGTCCGAAACCACGGTATTGGCATTAAGTTTTAGTGCAGGGCGCACCCCTATGCCATTGTCATAGGGATTAGCGCTACTTATTTCCCGTTCGTATGTGTCGTAGTAGCAAACCTCATTTTTTGCATCACAGCTTGGAGTACGCGTCCAATAATGCCAGTTTTTGTTTTCAGCCTCGGGTTTATCACCCGGGATTGCGTTGTCATATGCTTCCGTAGTCATACGGGCTCCTACCGGAAACAGCTCCCATATCTTGCTCTCCATAGTCTCTCCGCTTTCATGAATGCCAGCGTTCGATTTCGATGGAATAAACAGCTTGGCCGCAATATTTTCATACTCTTCGTCGTCTGTATCAGGCAGCCTTGTGACTATTTCTGACTCGTCGATGGCGTCGATTTCCCACTGCTTAAAATCGCTTAGGAATCCGGGCCTATTCCAGTAGTCTATGTGTTTGTGCATCATTGTTCCATCTACTGGAGACGCATCGTACTCATGAGTCTTATGGAACCAGCTGGTCTCATTGGAATTCAAAAACTGGTGTAGGTTGCTAAGAGAGTAGCGGCTATTACCTTCTACCCTATGACTGACATTCGGACTGTCTGGTTCTACAGCATCAAACGCAAGCTGATCTTCGATAAATTCGCTAAACAGCGTATTATCGCAATCTACTTTGATCCAACAAATCTTATGGGGCTTTTCACCAGCCGCGCTGTAAGCGCCGAATTTCAACTTTCCCCCTACGGGAATATCTGCGATAGTAGGCATAGCCGCCACTCCTTTCGTACTTATTTAGAACGCGTCAACCGTGTGGCCAAAGGCGTCAATCAGGATCAGCTTTCGCAGATCGCCGCCCTTAACAAAGTTAATGAAGTTCGAGACCCCGCAAGCCACAATCATTCTGACCGTAGTAACTACTGACAGGGTGATATTACAGGCGGAAACAGGGGTTTCTTCCTTGGCCTCCTCGTGAGAGAACGCCATACTCTTGATGAAATCCTCGACCATCTTCTGGTTGTCCCAAGCTGCAGCGTAATGCTGGGCGTCGGTCAAACGCATACGGAAGTCGAACATTCCCTTGACGTAGGGATTACCCTTGCACTTGGTGGCGATCTCACGACGGAGATCAATGTTATCCACACAAAGGAAAACATAACCGGAAAGCCTCTGACCGTTCCAACCATCAGGGATCAGCTTGAGATCCTGAGCGCAATCAGGGTTGATCTCGCACAGGTAGTTAGCGAGCGCTTCAATTTTCGCCTTGCCGATGTCGGTCTGGCGGAACATCTGGTTGGCAATATTGTGCGCTTCCACCCTGTCAAAGTCATAAAGGTTGATTTTGGTGATACCAAATCGAACCAGATTTTCTGCGACTGTGGAGCCGATTGCCCCACAGCCGATAATATGGATACGAGAAGTCAGCATATCCGGCTGAAAAAACTCATAAGATTTAGACAAATCGATAGCCATCTCGTCATTCTCCTTTCATTTTCCGTTTAACTATCGGTAAATTCTGTACGGCGTATACCCTTCATAACAGTCGTCGTCATCATACATGTAGTTGAAGTTATACCCAGAGCGCTTGCTGCCAATATCCGGCTTGTTCTTCTTGCCCTTATAGTCAGACTCATCCTTGCTCTGAACTTCCTTGCCATACTGCTTGTATGCGGCTGGATACTGAGTGCCGTGCTGCGGGTAGCTCTTGGTCTTTACAATGTCTTTTGCTTCCTTTATAAACGCACCCAGGTCACAACCGTTTTCGCCAATATAGACATCAACATCGCCGTTCTCAAAGAGCGTGTTATTCGCCATATCGAAGATTTTGATATTACGGTCAAACTTCTTGTTCCAAATCATGAAGATATAGAACATATCATCATCAACCTGGCTCAGGATTTTCTCCTGATGGTCAAGGTCTACTCCGGAAGGATTCGTACCCATATCAACATGGGAGTGTCCCTGCATACGAATGTTATTAAAAACATCGTCCTCGAAGGAGTACAGCCAGGTCTGATACGCTTCCTGGTCTGTGTTCACGGTAGCACCAGTGACAATCTGGGGATAAACCATGATGTCACTGATATAAAATTTGTTTTTTACGTTCTCGTCGCGGGTGGCAACACCATGCCATGCTACTTCGCTGCTGAAATTCTGTACCAGCATGGTCATCTTAGCGAATGCAACAGGAGAAAACACAACAGATGCCTTCTCATCGCCATCCCACTTGAAATTTTTGGTATAGCTCACCTTACCGTCCGACATCTTCATCTTTTTGACGCTCTCGATGAACTCTTCCTGGATTTTTGCAATCAGCTCGTCAGTGAGCTTAATAGGCTTACTCATGCGCTTCCTCCTTTTCCTTCTGCTTCTCAGCATCCTGTTCTTCCAACCACTTTACAGCATCGAGCGGAGTGGCCGTAGTACCGTCAGGCATCTGAATAATCTTACCCACGTTGTTGGAGCAAATCTGCTCCATGAAAAACGTGCCGGTGTTTGCTTCTGTCAAATTCATGTTGACCGCAGATGCGCAACAAGCACTCACCGCGCCTACATAATCCCTGTTTATCATAGCCTGACGAACAATTGGACCATTGCCGCCAAGACATGCATAATGCTGGATATGCTGGTTGGGGGTATGGTCTGCCATGATCTCACGAGGGAAGTCATAATAGCTCAATCCGTAATTCTCACCGGTGGAGAAATCCAGACTATAAGCAGCACACACGCGAAGCTTCAGCACCTCATCAAGCAGAATTGCCTTCATCAGGCGATGAATTCGCTCGTCGGTCATCTCCTGGTTTTCATAAGGCTCATTGGTCTCATAGTGGCGATAGAAGAAGCTCTTGCCAAACTTGGACAATGCGTTTTCTGCAACATCTGGGTCATAGTTTGCAATCGTGGTGGTGACGATGAATTTGATTCTGCCATCACGAGCCTCAACAAGGTTGAGCGACTTATTGCACAGGAAATAGGTCATGAATTCGCTTTCCTCTGCGGTATCATTTCCTTCATGTGTCTTGGCAATCAAGCCAAGCTCCTGTGTAGTCAGGTCTGCAAGACGGGTGTAAAGGTCGCGGAACCTATTCTCCAGCCTTACCAATTCGTTATTTGCATAGCGGATGTTTTCACGAACTTCACTCAACTTCCGCTTTTCGAATATATTTTCAAACCCCTTGAGAGCCTGCTTAATCGTCTGAGTCCTGAAATCGAACCGCTTTGCGATCTCCTCAATTTTGTTCACGTACTCATCCGCAACCCTGCCTGTAAGTGTTCGGACAAGCGCCGTCTCTTCATCATCAAGGGGCTGTTCTTGCATATACCATGGGAGATATCTGGGTATCAAAGACTGCAGCAAATGCCACTTTTTGATATCCGCTCTCTCGATAAATATCAGCGCAGACTTACGCTTCTCGCTGATATAAACTCTTGCCTTAACCTTGCTGCACTGCTCCAGAAATCTGTTTACATCAGGGAGAGCAACAAAGTCATTGTTAAAGAAATTTTCAACACCGCCGCCATCCAATACACTAAAGCTGGCGTCGTTCTGTATTTCGTCATTATCAAATGAATGAACGTGAATAATGCCATGGTCTCCCGTCGTTATGAACTGACCTCTCAAAAACGCACGAATGCAATCATTTTGGGACGTACCCTTAAGGTCACGCTCGGAGTAACTGCTTGCAGAAAACGCGAGACGGATTCCCTCTCCGCTCGGAATCCTCTTGTGCATTAAGGCTCTCAGTGTCGCAACGAACGAACAATCGCCCCTGAAGTTTGTTCCAACAATATGAGGGAACATGCCATCAGCAACTTGCTTTGTGAGAGTCAGACTCGAAATCGCTCTGGTAAACATAGTCCGCTCCTTTGCTTTTTGAAATATAAAGGCTCCCGCCATATTGCAGACGGGAGCCTCAGTTTATGTACGATGAACGATTAAGCGTTGTCTGCCTTGACAACCACGAGCAGGGAAGCACGGTCGTGACCTTCGCTGCCATCATAACCGAACTCTGCAAAGGTCTTATTCAGGTCGCCAGGACCAAGGGTGGAACCGTCAAGGGTAGCCATACCCACGGTGTAATCAACGCCCGCCTGTTCCAGAGCCATACGCAGGGTGGTGTCGGGGGTGTAGGTTTCGGTAGAGCGCTTCAGGTTGTTGCCGATGATAACACGGATCATAGTAATATCTCCTTTTTATTCATAAAGTGATTGTGAAACTTCAATTTGGTTGGGGCAGAGTCTTCTCCGCCCCGGGACGACTTCGCTTACTCAGCGACGGCGATACACTCGCGAACAGCAGCCTTTTCGGCATTGACAGCCGTAATCGCAGCGTTGAACTGAGCTTCGACCTTGTTCAGCAGGGTGATTGCCACACCGATCTTCTCAGCAGCGTAGTCAACTGCGTCTGCAATGCCGGCAGGAATGGGCATGGTGATGGTAGCCAGCTTGCGGTCATCGTGGGTTACGGATGCGAAAACCGCACCGTTGCCATTGATAACGCCGGTGGTACCAGAAGCAACGCGGAATACCTCTGCCTTGTTGCCGTCTTCATCAGCCTCATACAGGCGCAGTGCCTTGGGGCGATACTTTTCCAGATCCTTAATCTGGTCGAGGGTCTTGCTGGATACGATGACGATAGAGTCGCCTGCGATAGTGATTTTTGCCATGGTAATCTTCCTTTCTTTTCGTGGGCTTTGCCCGATTATATGAAAACCCCACTACACACGCAGCGGGGATTTCTAACGATATTTAACATATGTTCAGGATGGTATAAAAAGCCTCTTCATTTACTCCCGGCAGGAAGTACAAATCATCCACTCCGTCTCCATCTCCCGGAAGGGAGAACAGCCACTCCAACACGTCCATAGGAACCTCTTCCTTGAGCCAGGACGTGCCGTAGCGGTATCCATCGTCCACTAATATGCCGAGTTCAGAAAGCATCTCACAAGCTTCATTATACCCCTTATTTGGGTTGTCTCTTCGCCAGTTGCGAACCGCCTCCTCCTGCCTTGGTGTACCCGCCCTCATGTCGTTGAGATGCCACCGCTCCCACGCTATTTTTAAGATGCAGCAATCGAGTTTGGTAAACCCAGGAGCCGGGGTATCTGTAACGAGATACTCATAAACCTGGCCAACACCATGCCTGCCCTTTCCAGTGATAGACAGTCTGCCCTTATCCGCATCGTAGTGGATGAATACTTTTGTCGAGGTGACAGGCCGAATTACCCGCTCAAACTTTGTCTTTAAGCTCATCTCGCACCTCCTTCATGCTGTCAGCGCTGAACAGAAATCTGCCGTTGAGGAAGACCTCTATATGGCCGCTAACCCACTTAATTTCGTACATAAGACCCTCCCTCTTTCAGCGTTTTTGCACCAAGTTGGTGCAAGACATTTTTAAGAAGCCCCTATTTATCTGGGTTTGCGGGCTTCATCCCTAAAAGAAATATACATATTTAATACCTCACAGTTCCCTACTCCGTTGTAGCTATAGAACAGGACTGTCAGGTATGGTCTGCTCTGCATTTATACGGGCTTGCAACCGTTTTGGAAAACCAAAGCTGCATTAGACCAGGCGGTTGCCCGCCTGTCACCAGAAAGGAGAAGGACAAAAACGAAAAACCCATCTTAACGACGGTGGTGGATCCTGCGGGATTCGAACCTGCAACCAACCGCTTATGAGGCGGTCGCGCTAACCATTGCGCCAAGGATCCATTTGGTCCGAGTGGTGGGATTCGAACCCACGACCCCATGCTCCCAAAGCACGTGCGCTGCCTGACTGCGCTACACTCGGATATGGAGCTGGTGACAGGAATTGAACCTGCAACCTGCTGATTACAAATCAGCTGCTCTGCCAATTGAGCTACACCAGCTGGCGGAGGGCATGGGACTCGAACCCACAGTACGCTTATCACGTATCACCGGTTTTCAAGACCGGCTCCTTACCATTAGGATAACCCTCCATATAATTGGCGCCGCGCTTGATTTCAATCACCGCTTGCGCCGTTCTCCACGTTGTTATAGACCGCATGGACGCGCTGTCTTGGAGCGAATGACGGGACTCGAACCCGCAAAGTCAGCTTGGAAGGCTGAAGTGTTACCGTTACACTACATCCGCAAATGGTGCTCCCGACAGGATTTGAACCTGCACGCCTCTCGGCACCGGAACCTAAACCCGGCGCGTCTGCCTATTCCGCCACAGGAGCATATACCCAACCAGAATTGCACTGGAGTACCTTTCGGCAACGGTCTTTTACGGGCAGCCGTTATAAACTCTGGAGGCACACAAGGCCTGGTGCGACTGGAGGGATTCGAACCCTCAAGGTTTCCCCGACGGATTTTAAGTCCGTTGTGTATGCCTTTCCACCACAGTCGCAGTTAAAAGAGGAGGTCTTTAGTAAACAGGAGATATAAACCTAACGGAATGGTAATTAAAGCTCCTGTTGCGTCGCTGTCTTCGAGGGTGGTACCACCGGAAACCATTTTGATGAGCAGGATGCTGACGGCGATCAGGATGATGCCTGCGAGCTTCTGGAGGAGAAACTTCCAGATGAGTTTTTTGTTTTTCTTTCTGGTGACCTGCATAATCTTTCCTCCTATGCCTGCATGGCGCATTTAGTATCGGGCGAAACCTTTGCGGCTTCGAAACTTGCCAGCACAAGGCTGTGAGCATTGGCGATTGCGCAATTATCGCACTCAATCCTAATGCCTCGGGTGCAGCACAGACTACAGGAATAACGAAAACTTTTCTGTGCGTCACGCTTGCTTACTGCGCTGTACTGGATGTCAGCGCCGATCATTTCAAATTTGGTCATCACGGCACTCCCTTTCTGAATGAAAAAGCTGCGTCTTCACGCAGCTGCTCTAAATTACGGGTATAAGAAAGACCCTCCAGAAAAACTGAAGGGTCTCCAACCTGCTTATTTTTAATGCTTTATCGGCTGATAAACCTGGTTCTTTGCGATCATGGGTGCTACAAGGTCTTTCAGCGCAGACTTTACGGCGGTGTAAAGAAGGGACTCAAAAAGCTCCGCTGTCACCAGTACGGTGGGAACTTCGGGTGTAGGCTGAACCGTTTCGGGTTCAGGAACTTTGGCAACGGAACCGGGAGCGACAACCTCGGGGAGGATGGCGTTGGCTTCGAGAGCCTTGGCAGCTTCGCGCTGTTTCCTCAACATCTCATCAACCTCACGCTTTCTTCTCTGCTCTTCGGCCTTGGCTCTTTCGCCATATTCGCTTCTCAGGAGCGCGTTGTAAACCCTCCACGCCATGCTGTTTTCGATGCGCTTTTCAAAACACATCATTGCAGCAACAGCAAGGAAAACCTTAGCGGAGTATACACAGAAACTCTTTCCGCCCGTTCGAACGAGAATCTCTTTCCCGGTTTTGTCCGTGATCTGCATGCCATCGGGCTTGTTGTCCTGATTGTAGTGTACGCCTATGCGCTTTACTTCGTGATACAGCTTTGCCATGATGGTAAAGTTGCCACAATAGGATACCTCTTCCGGCATACCTTTTTGAGTAACGCCATGCCTGGTGAGTACATTCTTTATGTAAGATTCGGAAACCCCGTAGAACGCCGCGATTTCCTTTGCGGTCGTGCAGTTCTGAATGGGGAATAGGTTTACATCGCCGAACTTCAGGAGGAAGTCTACGGCGCTATCGTTGGTGCTGTTCATAACCTGCTCAACGAGAAGGTGGTTAATTCCGTAGGACTCAGACTTGTAAGTCTGACCGTCATATGATATGATGCTCGTAGCCATTCTTAAAAACCTCGGATTTGAGAAATGGTTAGACCGCCGGAGGTATTCGTAGTACCCACGGCGGTCGTCTTTTAGGCTTTATTCGGTTCTTTTGAAAACACCTTTTACCGTGACTGACGCTCTGGTGTTGCCATCGGTCAATGGCAGAATTTCGAACGTGTCACACTTATCCAGAATTTCTCTGAGCTTCAAAAGTTTTTCACCGGAAAGGCTCAGCTCGGGAATCTCTACGGTAACGCTTCCAGATGCAAAATTGGGGAATAACTCCTGCTGCGGTACGGTCTCCATCAGATCGCTGATTTCGCAAAAAACCTGATAAAGTACGTTGTACCTTTCAGGAACAAGCTCCTTGTTCTTATGTCCTTCCCTCACGGCATTACGCAGCGAAGTCTCGAACATCTCTTCGAATCTATTCAGATTGCATACCCCCTTATATTATAATAGCCCTGAATCGATTTTCGACCCAAGACCTTGCCCACTCTGCGTTTACACGGACTTGTGACCGTTTGCCGAAAACCTTCGGCAAGTCGCATTAGGCGAGGGGGATGTCGGGAGTCCCCCTCTGACTGTTCCTTCACAACCTCAAACCAAACAAAAGGAATGAAGTATATATTTGAACCCCTTGCCAAACCGCCATTTGACAAGGGAATCAAACCAACTTAATTATACCGCTTAGTAACGCCGGTTTCAAGTGGTTTCCGAAAACCTTTACAACTTTATGCAGTCTTTTTGACTACAACGGTTTCGGGTTCGGAAACTTCGGATATGGGTTTGGAAACCTTAGCGGCAGGCTCAGTAGCCTTCTTGGGCTTGGAAGTCTTGGGCTTAGCGTCAGAAACCTTCTTAGGCTTGGAAACCTTCGTTTCAGTTTTGACTTCAGAACCTTCGGAAGCGGGGTTGGAAACCTCAATCTTGGACTGAATGCGCTTGTAATCCACGGTGTAGGAACCATTGACCACTACGCGGTGGAACACGTCAGTCAGCAGGCTCTGGAGGAAGGAGTGCTTGGAGCAAACAACCTTCAGGGCGGTCTTGTTGTCCTTCTTGGCATAAAGAAGCATGATGTATTTCAGGTCATGATTGGTAACGCGACCTTCGCCTTCGGAAAGCAAATCCAAAACCTTCTGCATATGCTTCACGCACTGAGTGTCAGAAGTGGGGGTCTTGCCCAGGTCGATTTCCTTGGCAAGTTTTTCCATGTTGTAACTGTCATCGATGGCTCTGCGTTCCTTCTCAGAGCAACCCAGTGCTTCCATCACACGCAGGGTCAGACGCTTGTTGAGTGACTGAAGCTCATAGTACCAGTCAAGCTCAAAACCTTTTGCTTCACAGAACTTCTTCAGGTCAACCTGAACCATGCGGTCGGTCTTTTCAACACCGGTCATAACACCTTCTTCACGAACAACCTTGTGGGAAATGGTCATGAAGTGATGCTTTTCGAGTGCTTCGTGAACGTCCATGAGAGAACCGAAAACTTCGCGCTCAAGAACGTTACGGTAATCGGCTTCGATTTCCTTCAGCTGGGCAAGTTTGCCCTCGATCTCCGCGTTGGTGCCTTTGGTGCAGATTGCGTTGATGTCCGCAATTTTCGCTTCATAATCAGCGAAAAGTTTCTCCTTAATGTTGTTTGCCATAATCCTCTTCCTTCCTGTTTTTGTTATGGGTAAGCCCATAACAAAACGCACTGACCTTTGAAAGCCAGTGCGCTCTATATAGGCTTACGGAACGCAATGGAATAACCCTTTGCATCCGAATGAATTTCTTTTCCAACTCATGCCTGCTCAAATAATCCCTCTGGCTGCCTTACAACAGAGATTACAAATTTCCTTGAAACCTTCATCTCTTAACGTCCAACTCAACCACGGAATGGGCATCCTTGATACACAATCCGCTTAAGGCGTTGTTAAACGCTGCTCAGAAACCTGAATTCATAAATGGCATAACACTTATCCGCTTTTGCTTATCCATGTCGCTTACGGTCATAACGGAATGACCTATTGCCGAGACCTCAATACTACCCGTGTTCAGTACCCACGCACTCTGAGCTTAATTCTCAGAATTTTTGGTTGGCCTTCTCTTGGTTCGGTTGGAGCCGAAACTTGTAGCAAGAGTACACTTCTTCTGGTGGCAGAAGTACCCCACAGGCAAAACCCCAATGGTGGTTTTGATTCGCTCAGAGAGTCTGAGCAAACCCACTCTGCATTTACACGGGCTTGTGACCGTTCGCCGAAACTCGGCAAGCTGCATTAAGTTTGTGAGGGACTTCAACATTTTCAACAATCCGCCTTCAACAGTTGTCTGTCCACGTGTCCCTCTCTACGCGGACGAAACCGCATAAAGGTTTTAGCCTATTTTAATAGACATCAGGCCATTTCTTTTTCCCGGCTCAGGATAGCAACAAGGCGTTGGAATGACACTCACACCCTCTTGACTTTGTGGGGCTTGCCTTGCGGCTTGCCCCACTTATAAGCACACGGGAGTCAGCCCCCCTTTGCAGGGTGGCGCGTCCGTGTGGGGCTTGCCTTGCGGCTTGCCCCACTTATAAGCACACGGGAGTCAGC